TCACTTACGAGGTTGACGAATGATTTTTTTGCCTAGAGCTACCGAAAAAGGCATAACCTTTAACTTATGACACAGAATAGAAGAAAACTCAACACGGCTAATTCTCGCAAGAAATCTGACTATAATTTGCAGATAGACGAGGTCATTAATCAGGCTGAACAGAATGAGCCGGACAATTACTGGGATTATTGCACCGACTCAACTGATGATTTGAATTATCTAAAACGCAAGATCGAGAAGCAAGGGAGCGTTGAGATTGAAATATAGAGACGATGTGTGTAGACTATTAAAATGCGTAAACCACCCATGCAAGGGTCTTTGCGCTCCGATGATTTTTGTCAACGGCAATTCAAAGTCAAAAGAAATCCTTGTTTCAAATTTGATTGACCCAGAAAAGATAGAGTATGTAAATGCTAATGAGGTAATTTCAGAGCTGGCCGAAGATCAGCAAATTAAGGACGAACGGAGACACGAGAAAATGATTGAGATTTTAACCGTTGAGAATGACAAGAACAAGCTGATTCGCTTCGCCAAATTAGCCGGATATAGCAATGAAGAAATAGCCAGTCATTTCAGATTATCAATCCGTCAGGTTATCAGGATAAAATAAAAAGCCCCATTTAAGGGGCTGATTATTTACCCTTAACATTCTGTAATTGATTTTACGTTGTAATTATTTCCTTTTTTTATTTCTTCTGCTTGTGCTAAAATCATAGCTTCTTTTTCGCAAAATGCCCAAATTATACAGAGGCGATTGCTTTCAAAATATACACGATACCGAGTCTTTTTCATTTTCTCCCCTCCTTATTTTTCATGATTTCTTCACGTTTCAAGTATTGTTTACAAAGTGGGCAAGCCTTTGGCTCTTTATCCGTTTTAGTTTCCCATTCATAGCCGCATTTAGGGCAAGTTTTTTTCATGTTAATTTCTCCTTTGGGTTATTTTAAATTGTTCCGATTGCTCTATTGATTCGTTCTTCCAATTCGTCAACCTGCTTATTAAGACTATCAAAAGATTTTTGGCAATTAGAGCAGGTAATTGTAACGTGATTTCTTCGATCATCAACAATAGTATCATTGCAACATCCACTTCCACAGATTCCACAATAAACTTGAAAATCTATGTTTGTTGAAATAGTAATATCTTCTTTAAGAGTTGGCATAATATTCCCTTTCTTCTTGTTCTTCTTGTTGCTGTACCTCTCTTTCTTCACGCATCCGCCGTTCATAATCAGCGGGGTCTTTATCATATAATTCCTGTTCCGCGTTAATTCGCATAATTCCCGATCTTGTATTAACACATCTTAAATGTTCTGGTCTTGACATTTTTCATCCTTTTTAAGTGGGCATATTTTTAAATCATGAATAAATTTATTTTCTTTCATGCAATAACATCGTAATAATTTAGCTGTAATTATTTCAAATTTCTTACTACTTCCATACTGGCATAAATTATTCAATGCTAACGGGCAGTATGCTTTCATTTGGTCATTTCTCCTACTATAAAATTTTTGTTTTGTTCTTCAAACCAGTGCCAGACCTCAATTTTATCTGTTCCTTTTGGAAAGTGTAAAAATGGCTCGTCAATTTCGTCATCGTCCGTTATTGGAATATCACCTAATAGTCGCCATAATAATTTTAAGTGTTGAAGTGATTTCATGTTATTGTTCTCCTTTTAAAATAAATAAGTTATATATTTACATTTTTTACACTTTATAAAATCCGGCTCTCCGGGGCAACCCAACCACGGCAATTTTTCCCACTTGTGCCAGCAGAAAAAGTGTTGATAGAAAAATTTAATTATACGTTGAATAGTTTTCATTATATTAATCCTCTTCGATAATATTAAAAGTTAAATCCTTGCCCGTATTTGCATTTAAAATCCTACCTTCTTTAATTAATATATCTACGCTTATAATTTCATCATCACTTTTTTTGTAAATCAGTGTACCAGCTCCGACGTGACAATTAAATATTTCCGCTTTTTGTTGTTTTGTGAATTTCATAAGTGTGCGCCTCCGTCAGTTGTATCCTCAAAGGTTACGCTATACGGTGTACGATCAGCAACCTTGCAGGAATTAATTACCTTCTCAAGTTTATCAAATAATCCGGCAGTTAATTCATCTTTGCGTTCAATGATTTTATCGTGCATTGTTTGAAGATAATCCCATGCTCCGCCCTCATCTTCAAAAACATGGTATGATTTATTGCTAAATCCTATAATGTCTTTAACTGTTCCGTTTCCGTTTGGGTGTAAATAACTTAACGTTTTTCCATTGTATTTAATGACAAATCTTTTTTCCATTTTTTCCCCTCCCTAAATCAAATTGACTATTATAATTATCGCCGCCGTCAGGCCGATGAACAGCTTAAAGCAGTCATTCATTGCACGATCAGCGTTTACGTTTTCGAGGTCAACATTTTTCACCGGCCTAAATTCACAGTTCCGGCAATCCTTACGAGTCCAGCAGTTTTGGCAAGTGATTAGGTTATTCATGACGCACCGCCTTAAATTAACTTTAAGTCTTGATGATTAAACCAGCATCTTTTAAATTCACCACGATTACCGCCGTCTATTGGCGGATTGTCGAACCTTACAAGCCATTCATATTCATCAAGTCCCGTATTTTTCATATCTGCTGGATATGCCTTTTCGATAGTTCCCTCCGTACCCTGAACTCCTTTATAAAGCCAATCACAAAAATCATTTTTCTTTGACTCTCTAATGCTTATCATTACTCTGTCATTCGTTTTCATTTTCATTCTCCCTTTTCGTTTGTATTTAGTGTTAAATTATGTTATGTTTCTTTACCCCTTGACCATGTTGACGCATGGTGGCGATTCCCTGCCAGTAACAAGGGGTTTATCGTATCATCCAACAAAAGCCCGTTCTGATAGATTTTTCCGCCACCTCTATCGGCTCTCCGGTATCACTATCATGGACGACATATGATCCCTCTCCGTTCGGCAGTGCCTCATTAACCGCGCGACGACCGGCAGAACGGCATACGGCTTTGCTGTTGCTTTCTGTCAACACCCCCAACTCCGTGCCATTATTTCCCGCGGTGACATAATATTTTTTCATTCTTTAATCTCCTTTAAAGTATTTGCCTTTAATAAAGCAATCCGTATGCCAATAATAATAATAATCATAAATAGATTGTAAGTAATTGAATTGTAATAGAATAAAAATTATTTGGCTGAAATTATCAATAGAGAAAATAAGAGCAAATTCGACACCAATGTCGAGTAAAACAGATAATAATTACTATTATTATTACTATTACTATTAGATATTAAGCACTTGACAAAATTGTCGAGCGATTTGGAAAGGATTGTCGAATTATTAATCTATATTAAGTGATATTAAGCAATATTAAAGTGCAGGCAAAAATCAATCAACAAGAAAATATCAAATCCAGGCATGTCACAAACAACAGATCACTAAGATATTAATAAATAATGATAATACATCAATCCAGAAGGACACAATGTCACAATCCGCCTATAGTATTAATAGATAAGTACCTTGCCCGCCGCAAGGCGTGTCCTGCGAAGCGTACAGCGTATGCTGATAGCAAGCTAACAAGCAGAGTTAAACCACAACAGCGGCGTATTCAAGTCTAACTTGCGCCCAAGCCGGAACGACCGGCTAATCAATTACAGGATCGACAATGCCTGAACAGATAGCACACAACAAAACAGCAAAAACACCCAGATCGGTACCGAGAAGGAAAACGAGAGACACGCACAAACAACAAAAATCATAAAATATTAAAGCAGAAATAATAGCAAAAAGAATAGGCAAATGGAAAGAGCAACTAAGAAAGCACCACAAGATAGCGTAAATAAAGGCAAAACAAAAAAGCAACAATAAAAGCAAAATAAATAGCAAAACAGTGTGATAAGCATGAAACGTGCCAGAAGTGGAAAGTGGAGCGAAAAAGGGAAAGCCTGTGGATAGCTACACATCCACCCAAAAGAGACAAAACCGTCACTGTAAGTTATTGATAAATAAAGATAATAATTAGGGTCTTATAGTAAATATTATGTAATCTCCGTTCGATGGTGAACCGCCAAGTGCTTGAAAATGAAAGGTTGTTGACGTATAACGGTGTTGATACAGTGTCGGTTGTTAGTGTTCTGGTAGGCTAGAAAGTGGAGTAAGATCGGGTTTTCAGGGGTGCAAGTGGAGGGAGGCCAGATCAGGCGAGACCGGAGGCCACCTACCCAGGCCAGTCGGTAAAGCGTGTCGAGTTGGTGACGTGACGGTCGATGAGGTCACTCCGAAAATTCCCGTAACTTTTGAGTAAACATAAAAGGGCAAGATTGAGACAGTTCGTAGAGTTGGTTGTCGTAATAAGTTGAAGATTTGCAGTGCTAAATAAGTTGCATATAATTGTGCTAAAGAATTGGCTTAGAATATTGTTTAAAAGATAGCATAAAACGTGCGAGGATTGGCTGTGAGCGAGATAAGGAGCAAGGTAGCTACGAGGGAGTCAAGAAAGAACCACGAGAGGATATTCAGGGGAGGCCGGAGGGTTGACTTTAGTAAATATCGGGTAGTTGAGGATAGGTTGAGGAATAAGACGGTGATCCGTGTTGTTAATAATTGCGAATAACACGAAGCTCTAGAGCTTTTTAAGATAGGTAGGCAGACTTAAAGACAGAAAAGGAGAAAGGCAGATGATTATTAAATTTCAGGAAAATGAAAAGTGGGTTATTTTTAGTGAAGTCGATCACGTTGAATACGAGCCGGTGGTAACGGGTAATAATGTTGGATATGGCGGAGGTATTATTTGTTACAATCCACCTAATAATAAAAAACCGGCAAATGAGTGTTTTGAACTTTCGTTCTTTACAAAGAACATGACAGAGGCAACCGTTATACACGCTTATTCGCCAATTTATTTGATGAATGATAACGGAAAAACAATAGAAACAATTTAACTAGGTACTGCCTACCTATTTTGAGGTAACATGGACATTAAATCATTAGAGCGAGAAGTCGAGTTATTGAGAGAGTTGGTTGAACTTAAGACCAAACTGCTTGAGCTAGAGAAAGGTTTTTCTCTCCCTTATGTGCCTTATCCGGTGTATCCTCAACGATACGAACCATACCCGTACAATCCGGTAACTTATCCGTGGGTAACGTATCAGACAGGAACGGCTACATGGGGTGGTGTTGTGTCCAATACCACTTGTGACACAACTTATGAAACGGATGTTCCGTACACATTAACATAGAGGTTTCATGACTAAAGAACAAGGTCGTGAGTTAGACAAGATAATCCGTAAGTTGACCATACTTGTCACTAGGGGTGAGAGCGCAGAGATAAGACTTGTCATAGACAAGGGGTTGATCGTTGAAGCAGAAACGCAGAAAAAAGAGCATTAAAGTGAGCCTTGACGTGACTTCTATTTTAATCGTTCCTCCGCACGTTACGACATACTTATTTAACAGGGGCTACCGGACACAAGAATCCATAGTTGAGATGATCGGGAACCTGCTTTAGAACGGGGTATAAAACATGATTGAAGAAAAAGTATTGGAGATTTACAAAATTTTTGACGGTCTGACTTATAGAGAGTGTCTTGATATTTTGGAGATAGTAAAAGACAATCTATGGGATTCAATCATTCAGGAAAAATTTAAAACACAAGGAAGCTAAGTTATTATGGACGATAGCATTTTGATATTGCAGATTGCCTATTCGGTAGTCGGTGACAGTCCAGAGTGGATGGGGATGTCGTCAGGTGCGAGACTGGAAGAAATCAGGCGTGTTTATCATGAGATTGAGAACTTAATTGACGGAGTTCCGCCTGAAAAAGATACGTCTTTAAACTAAAGAAAGGAAAGTGATGATTAAAATTTGTTTGATTGGCGGTATATTTTTGGTAGGAGAGCATAAGCGTACTCACGAAACGGATATGCTTGTGAAGCCTTTGATTCTGACGGGAAACCCTACGTCTCCCTTTGCTCTTTTGCCGGATGATCCAGAAGAAGTTGACGTAAGCAGGGCTGATTTGAGCTATCCTGCTAAAAAGAATGTGAGCGAACTGTATTTAAAGGCTATTTCGCAGATAGTCGTGCCGGACAGTAAGATAGTCATGGTGAATTAATGAGCCTTGACGAAATCGAGAAAAAGTTGATAGAGATTTTAAAGACTTTAGAGGGACAGAAACGCAACCTTCTTGTTGTTTTAAAAGCTATACAGGAGCAGAAGAAATGAATTGGCATGAGGCGTTTGAGGCATTGGGTACTGGTAAAAAAGTGCGGAAAACTACATGGCCTAAATATGAAGTTTTATATTCCAGTATTTGCGGAGAAATAATAGTATCTGAAGACTATCGTGATACAAAAGACAGGTTCTATCAACCATTATTGCACGACCTGTCGGGCGATTGGGAAACATTGGAATAAATATTTTTAAATAACCTTACCTCTCAAGAGTAAACGAGAACACAGGGGATGATTCGAGAAATCGAGTTATCCCTTTTTTATTTATATGGCAAAAATAGACAAAGCAGAAATGATTCGCATGGTAAACTCCGGTTGTCCAGACAGGGAGATAATGGACAAGTTTGGAGTTACGAGAAATTCCGTGGCTTCGGCAAAACAGCGCATAAAGAAAGCGTTTCGCGCTCCCGTTCCCAAGACCAGTGAATTATCCAAAGACAATATAGATGCCATGTCGCAGTTGAAGTATATCAACGACACGATCATAGGCCAGTTGAAGTCATGCGAAAAGTTTATTCTTCGGGAAGATAAAAAAATGGCAGAGTTCGACCGCCTGACGGAAGAACTGGAAAAAGAAACCAACGAGGAAAGACGGAAATCTTTAAATGAAACATTAGACTCCCTTACCGACAACACGAAAAGCATTTTAAAAATTCAAGATAACCTTGTCAATATTTCGGGTGAAGTCCGAAAGCAGATAGAGCTTCAATTAAAAATCGCAGAGACACTTTACAATATTCAGATGACCGCAGAGTTTCAGAACGAAGTGATTGCGGGAATCAGAGAAGTTGACCCGATAACCGCTAAAAAGATTGTGGATAAATTGAGAGAAAAGCGAGCTTTGCGTGGGTTGACTAAATTATGACCAAATCCGAACTATGCCTAAAATGTATGCAATGTTGCAGAGTGTTGTCCTTTACCTCTCCGGCTGACGCTCCCTCTGTTGAGTTTTATAAAGCGCGAGGGCTGACCGTACAGTTCGACCTTGCGAATAATAATCTTGTTGTTTCATTTCCTCATGTTTGCCCGAACCTCACAGAAAAAGGTTGCAGGATTTACGAGAGCAGACCATTGGCGTGTCGTGTTTTTGACGGACGGAAACATCTTGTCAGTAAGGGGTTTTGTTTATGGCAATGATGAACTCCGTAGAGGAATTTAAAACCAATATGTTCAGTGATCTACTCACGAGAGTGGAGAATGAAATTATTGATAACGAAATCACAGTCCCTTTCGGGGAATGGGCGGCTTCTGTCCCTATCATCCTTGATGGAAAACCTTTCACATTTAACAAACATGAGTATCTCATTGAACCTTACAAAGACGATCATCCCTTCCGCGTTTGGATAAAAGCCGCCCAACTCGGACTTACTACACTTGCTATTCTGGAACAGTTTTATAGGGCAAGGTATCAATCAGAAAAATATAGAAGGGGTTTGGGCTATTACTTTCCTTCAAGGTCTGATGTTAGCGATTTGACCAAGACAAGAATAAACCCATTAATTGACGATAATCCTTCTACTCTGGGTTCGTGGGTGCAGGACGTTGATGCGGCGAATGTAAAGATGATTTGCAAGACACCTCTGTATCTTAGGGGTATGAAGTCAACCGTTTCTGCGAAGTCCGTTGCCATTGACGCTTTGACCTTTGATGAACTGGACGAAGCGAATCAGGATATTATTTCCATGATTATTGAACGTATGGGACATTCGGACGCTGGCGACCAGTTGTATCTTTCCAATCCGACCTTACCGGATTATGGCATTGACGCTTTGTGGCAGACCACCGACCAGCAACATTGGCTTTTAAAATGCCCTAAATGTAACGACTACACAAACCTAATAGAAACATTCCCTGATTGTTTGAGAACATTACATGGCGGCAGGGTTATCCGGGCGTGCCATAAATGCGGTGCGGAGCTAGACCCGTCAAAAGGTGAATGGGTTGCTAAATATCCGCATATCACCGAAAGACGAGGAAGGCAATTTTCTCAACTGTATTCTCAAACAAAAATGACCTCGCCGGAAAACATTTTACACAAATTCAACACGACCAAAAGTTTAACGCATTTCTATAACCTGATTATCGGAATCGCTTATGTCGAATCACAAAACAGACTTTCAGTGCAAGAGGTTTTGGATTGTTGCGGTGATTCTGGACTTCAAAGTTCCAGTGAAGATTCTTGTTTCATGGGCGTTGACCAGGGCAATAATCTTCATGTTGTTATCGGAAAAAGACACCCGAAGAAATTTTGCGAAGTGGTTTATATCGGACACCTAAAAGGAAACAAATCTAATTTATCCGATGATGATTCTGACTGGTATGAACTCGACAGTCTGATGAAAAGATTTAAGGTTGGACGGTGTGTAGTGGATGCCATGCCCAATAAGAAGAACGCCCGTAAATTTGCCGAAAGGTTTCCCGGACGGGTTTTCATGAACTACTATTCTCCGTATCAAAAAGGTTCTTTAAAGTGGAATGAAAAGGAACTCACCGTACAGGGGAACAGAACGGAAACCTTAGACATATCCCACAATGAAATCTCAAAGGGAAATATAATCCTTCCCAGACAGGGAATAGAAGTAGTCAAGAAATTCGCGGAGCATTGCCATAATATAGCGAAGAAGCTAGAAGAAGATGCAGATACTGGAAATCAACAGTACCTTTACTTTAGGTTGGGAGCAGATCACTACAGACACGCTTGGAATTACACCTGCGAGGCTATGTCTGCACCGGATTTATATTTCTCCGAGTTGTTATGATGAAATGATAGATAAACTTGTTCTCGAAACCATTATTAAAGAAACCGAACTGCCGATTGAAGAAAAAAAGAAGATTGATGATTACAGAGAAAACTTCAAGAAGGAATGGCGGCAAATAGATGAGTACGACATTGCCTATGGAGCAAGAAAAAGAAAACTCCCTGCCGCAGAGTAAGCGTGTTTTTGCCGGTCTGGTGTTCCCTCAATCCGGCTATCCGCTTTTTTACTGTATCGTGTCGGAGAAAAAAACAGAGTCCAAGGGCTTTGAGGAAGCAGAACCGGAAATTGAAATCATCAAAGAGGGAGAGGCTAAAACCTTAACCGAACTTTACAAAGAGTTAAAAACGTTTAAAGACCTTAAATGCTCGACCATTTATATTCAGCCCGAAAAGAAGTATGCCAATTACGTTAGGGATATTAATAAATGGAAGCGCAAAGAGAATATCGACCTTAGATTTAAAGCTACAACCTGTCTTTCCTTTGAGAGTGGTATTTTAAAGATCAAAGAGTTCGTACAGGAAAAGAGACTTGGCTTTCAGAAAGAATCGACCATACGAGGACAGTTGGCAATCTTTTCAAGGCTGTCATTGGAAAAGGAAGATGAATTTTACGCAGTCAAAAGTTTGTGTTTAGTGATTAATTCTTTTAACCGGAGAAACCAAAAGACAGAGGAAGAACTTGATAAAAGTTCTTGGTGGTAAACTAAAAGTTATACCGATTATAACCAAGTGGAATAATAATAATTGACGGTTTTTTCATTTGGTGGTAAAATATATATAAGAGTAGAAATAACGCTCTTTAGTTCTTTGACAACTGAATATTAGCTTAAAACTCAATTTTTACAAGAGATTACAGGCGATTCACTTAACAGTGGGTCGCCTTTTTTTATTTTAACGCCGGAGCTGAAAGGCATACCGGCACAGATTATCGGAGACTCTTAGCGAGACCGAGAAGGAGATTTATGAATTACGAGGAATTAGAAAAGGCGGAACAAGAAGCGGAGAAACTTTTAAATCCAGCCGAGAAAGCACAGGAAGAAAAAGTTGAGACACTTGAAAAAACAGATGTCGAGAAAAAGGTCGAACCAAAAATCGAGGAAAAAAACGATACTCAAAATGGAGACGTTATACCCGATAAAAAAGAAAAGACCGATGTTGATGTAAATGCCGAGCTTTTAAAAGCAGAGCAAAGGTACAAGACATTAAAGGGTATGTTTGATGCCGAAGTTCCAAGGACACAGGCTGAAAACAAAAAGCTGAAAGAGCAGACCGCAGAGCTTGAAAAGAAAATCGCTGAACTGGAAAACAGCATTTCAAGCGCAAAGATGGTTCAGCAGGGTGCGGAGATTGACGCGGAAATTGAAGCGCTGGAACTGGATTACCCCACCCTAGCCAATGCCCTTAAAAAGTTCAAAGCCACGACTGTTGAGCAGATTAACGCTCTCAAAGACGGAACGAAAGTCAAACCTGACGAATCGGTGAAAGCCGATATTGAGTCCGTCAAAACCGATGTCAACGAAGTCAAACTAGTCCGTTTCGATTTGGAAATGAACAAACTTGGCGTTCCCGATTGGCAGGACATCGACAACAGCGATGAATTTAAAGAGTGGCTACAGGAAAAAGTACCTTATACCGACAAGACAAAACTTCAACTTCTCAAAGATGCCGCCATCAAACTTGACTCCGCAACGGTGTCACAGTTTTTCCTCGATTACAAAAAGTCGAAAGAAGCGTTCCCCCAAAAGGACGGACAGGAAAAATTAAAACAATTTGTTGCTCCACCTAGAGGCGGTCAATCAGCACCGCTTACAGGAGGGCAATCAGACTTAACGCTGGCGAAATACACAAAGTTTATGAAGGACACCACTGGGTCGGATTACAGATTCAACCCACAGGAATGGGGCGGGAAAACAGAGGCTCAGGTCGAGCAGATGTTTAACGATGCCATTACTAAAGGTGCGCTTCGGTAGATTTCTCCGGCGTTAGATATACGGAGGATATAACATGAGTTTAGATAGAGTAGCAGGTCAGCCGGATTATTCGAGTGCCGGTTCTAGTAAGTTCATTTCCGAAGTTTGGTCGTCCAAGATGGCGAAGAAATATTACCATCAGACGGTTCTTACTTATATCTGTAATACGGATCATGAAGGCGAAATCAAGAGTCAGGGCGATACGGTTATTGTCCGTGGCGTTCCCGATATTACTATCGGCAACTACCAGAAGGGCATGACGCTTGCCAAACAGCATCCCGAAACCCCCGCTGTTACGATGCTGATCGACAAGGGCAAGTATTTCAACATCTACCTTGACGATGTTGACAAGGTTCAGTCCGACATCAAGTTGCTGGACAAATTCACCACTGCCGCCGCGCGAGACAACGCCGTTGCGGTTGATACCGATGTTCTGGGCGGGATTTATTCTGACGCTCACGCAAGCAATATCGGTGCGACAGCCGGTGCCATTTCCGGTAGTTTCAATCTTGGAGCAAGCGGTTCTCCCGTTCAGATTACCAAAACCAACGTGCTGGATTACATTGTTGATTGCGGAACGGTTCTTGGTGAAAACAAAGTTGCTGACGAAGATTGCTGGATGGTCATCCCTGAATGGATGGCTGGTCTTATTCAGAAATCCGACCTCAAAGATTGTTCCATGTCTGGCGATTCCAAGTCCGTATTGAGAACCAACCTTTTAGGCAAAATCGGGCGTTTCAACCTTCTGAAATCCAATCTGCTTCCCACCGTTGCGGCGGCTTCCGAAAGTTCAGGATTCAAATCTTACTATGTTCTGTTCGGAAACAAAGACGCGGTGAGTTTCGCAAACCAGATGACCAATGTTGACAAACTGAAATCAGAAATGACCTTCGCGCAGATCGTTCGCGGTCTGAATGTGTACGGCTACAAGGTCATTAATTCGCCGGGTCTTGGTTATCTGTACGCCCGTCAGTAATAAACTTTTAACCTTTAAGGAGGATTCAATATGGCTATAACAGTAAATTTTACGGGAAAAGCGGGAATCGCCGGAACCGAAGTTGACATTACGGGAGTCGTTACCGATGTTGGTGATAGTGTCCCCGTAGCGGATAGTGACAGAATTGGTATTCTGAAAAGCAGAGTTGATGTTGGTTTGATTCCGTCAAGTTCTACCAAAACTTCTTCTGATGTTTATCAGGCAATCAACGTACCGAAGTATTTCAAAGTTATTGATGCGTGGTTTGAAGTCATCGAAGCAGAAGCCACGAACACCACAGCTTGCTTTGCGTTGGGTATCACTGGCGGAACTACGGACGGTTTTGTAACGGCGGCTACTTGCGCTGTTAAAGATGTGTCTCATGCTTCGACCAATGCTTCTACCTACTCCGCCGCAGGTGGTTGGAGTTCCAGTGCCGCCGCAGACACGATTGACCTTTTGGTTTCCGTTGCGGCTTTCACCAATGTTGTTGTTGATGTGTATGCCGTTGTCGTGGACATGAGGGCAACTGCTAATCGTTAATTAACAAGTAGGGGGGAAGTCTAATATTCTTCCCCCTGAATTAAATCCGAGGAGGATTTTTCATGGCTAGATATGAACAATTCAGTGTAACTGATTTGACTGTAAAAACAATTAATGGATATGAGTTTCCCGCCATTAACCCGTCTGGTGGTGTGGATTACTTTGTTGACAACAACTACGGTTCGTCCGCAGGAACGGGGTTGTCTTGGGACTCCCCTAAGAAAACACTCGCACAGGCAATTACTTTAAGTAACGCAAACGTATTAGCTGATGCACGAAACTATGGTCGTGGTTGGGCTACCCGTAATAGAATATTCTATCGTGCTGATGCTGAAACGGCTTCTTTAACAGTATTTCCCGCCAAATGCGATATTATCGGAGTTGGTTCGTGTGATGCTTACGACAAACCGACGCTGAAAGGAAGACACGTTACAGCCGCAGAACACCTTGGTTGCCGTTGGTTCAATGTAAGATTCCGCCCAGAGGCCGCAGGTGACTTGTTTACCCTGTCTGCTTACGATAATGGAATGCAGTTTCATCATTGTTCGTTTGTCGGTTCAGAATCTACCTTCACGACTTCCAACGCTATTGTTACAGCCGCTTGCGAATTGCTTGTTATTGATGATTGCGACTTTGACGGTGCTTTCACTAACGAAGTTATTTACATTGGAACGGGTAATGCTTCCGGTATTAAGATTACCAACAATCTTATTCGTGGCGGTGCTTCTGACGGTGTTTACATCAAGACAGACGCAACGTTCTCCGGTGTAAACGGGAAAGCCATTATCGACAACAACAGAATTTATGTTGCCGCAGTTACAATCAATGATGTTTCGCAGTTGTGTTTAGTTACTCGTAACCGTTGTATTTCTGCCGCCGCTTCTGGAACCGCCGGAGTTGGTGCCTTTGTCGCCAACACTCACCTTTGTTGCGATAATCAGATTACCGCCGCAGGTATTACCTTTATGTATCCTCTGGCTTTTGACGCTGACGGAACTACCTAATAACCCTTCAACCGATAGCGGGGAGCAATCCCCGCTTTTCTTAAAGGCTTTATGACATTCAGAATGCTTCGCAAAGATGGTACTGGCTCACCCTTTCCGTGGAATGAGATTTTGGCTCAAAAAGACGGAATGGTCGAATGCCAGATGACCAAAGAGCAAATCGACAAGGCTTGCGGAAGAGAAAAACCAATACGTCACCATATGGACAAAATGCACACGACAAAAGACCAGAAGCCGGGTGCTGGTTGGCGCAAGGTACGCGGGGAGTGGGTGAGGGGAATTCCGCGCCGCAGAAAAAACTCCAAGAGGGCAATACTCGAAAGACAATTAGCACAGGTGGCATAAATGACGCTTCAAGAAATAGTTGACGCTTGCCGAGATCAGTTCGGGAATTATCAGTTGCCCTATTACCATCTTGACAGGGAAATGGCGCGGTATGCCAATAACGCAGTCAATGAAATCTGCCGTGACGGTCGTGTTCTGGAAGATTCTCTTACTGCCTCCATTTGCCAGTTTTCGACTACCGCCGATGCAATGGATTACGCCCTCAATGCTTCGATTATCTACGTCAAGGAAGCAAAAGTAAGAACAGAAGAATATCTCACGTTGGACGTTGCCCCTGCAACGGCGTGGAGCGCGGGAGATACCTTAACGGGTGCTTTAAGCACTAAGACCTGCAAGGTTGTCGAGAAAGTATCTACTTATGTTTACAAGGTTGAGAACCGAACCGGAGCATTTACTTTAGGCGAGATAATTTCCAACGGGACTTACACGGCAGACCAAGGTGCTTCTTATCCTATCTTTACGGAAAGCGAATCATCTGACCTGATAAAATACACACGAGAACAGTTGCCGCTTTTCAGGACTTACGACAGTTCCGAACCCTACGGATATTTTTTAGACGACACGACCGGATATATCACAATCACAAAACCGGACGATGTTTATGTCATTGATATGTCGGTTATCCGCTATCCTGCTTCTCAACTTTCTGCGACTTCCATGAGTTCGCAGACTCCAGAAATTAACGCTAAATATCATTCGGCAATTATAGACGGGATTCTTTACCAGATGTATTTAAAACGGGGTGACGAAACTTTTGACCCGAAGAAATCAGACTTACATTACAAACTTTTCAGAAACGCAATCTCGAACATGAAGAAAGAGAATTTAAGACTTCAAGGAAACGGTGCGACCACTGCTCCGCATGAAGGCTTTATTTAATGGAAGTTTATTGCTGTGTCGTTTTGATAATCGGAAGTTTTGTTTTGATTTGGAGTTAATGTGGCCGGTGTTTTCCCCAACCTCGATGCGTCAGACCTTGAAGCAAGGGTTCGCACTTATTTAAACGAAGCAACAGCAGATTTCTACTCGCAAGCGGAAATTTGGCGTTGGCTTTCGTTGGGCGTTAAAGACATCGCCCAGAGGACTAATTGCGTCCGAAGAATACTTGACGCTCAAACGACAGCAAGTACGAGAACCGTTACCACGAATGTTTATAAAGTGCTTCATGTGGAATATGTACCCTCCACTGGACGCTCTCTTATACTTCCTAAAATCAGTCCATTGCAGGTAGGTCATAAACCATTAGACGGTGTTACGCCTCAATACTGGTATGAATTTGGTTCGACAATCGGAATCGAACCGATACCTTCTGCCATTTACAGTTTAAGGCTTTACGTTTCTGATATTCCTAAGATGTGTCATTCGACATATCCGATTGCTACCTTTAGTTCCGGTTGGACGGGAACGGGAACGGGAACATGGACGAATGGGACAACCGCCGCTTACGTTGGCACTACGGGACAAATAGGGATTAATACATACGGGACATCACTTGCGGCCTCAACAAATTATACCTTTACGTTTACTCTTTCTGGGATTTCAAACTGCGGAGTTGTTTTAAGTGCTGGAACAACAGACAGCATTTCGATTACGACCAATGGAATACATACAGTTAATCTGACCAGTTCTTCCGGGACACCAGCTTTGAAATTCACAGCGACCATGACTGGAGCAACCGGAGGTGTTACGGTTGACGACCTTTACATATTAAAAGAAGCGGATTTCGGAGCAGTTGGCGATCAGACAGAACTTCCTACGATCTGGCAAGGGCTTTTGGCTCTTTATTCTACTTATAACGGACTTATCAAAGACAAACGAATTGCTCCCGCACAGATATTAGAATCAATCTATAGAAACGAACTGAATTATTTAAAGGCGAATGTCATTGACATTATTCCTGACAGCAAGGAGGGGATTAGATGAGTACACTATCCCTTTCCGGTATTCGCACATTAATCAGAAGCGAAATTAACGAAGCAACCACGACTTCTTTAACGGACGCTGAATTAAACTCCATTATAAACGATGCGTATAAAGATACTTCCGTTAAAGGACTTTGTTACGAAAGCAAAATAGCAAAAACAAACATTACCTCAAAAATTATTTCTCTCGCCTCTGACAATATCGTGAAGATTAACTATGTGGAGTACGATTTGGGAACGAGTTGTTTAGGCATGATTCAGTCTAATGTTCCCACGATAGGACACACGCCCGTTGACGGTTCTACTCCGCAATACTGGTTCAAATGGGGAGATTATTTAATCGTTGAACCCGTTCCTGATGTTTCTACCTACGATTTGAATTTGTACGCTTCATGCTATCCCGCCGCTGTTTTGAGTGGCGACACCGATACTCTAGTTTCTCTCCCGATAGAGTTCCATGAGTGCGTTTATTTATATTCGGTCGCTTTCTCCTGTCTGAAACTTAAACGATGGGGGGACTTTGTGAGTTTTTATAACCGATACATAGAGAGCGTTCAATCTAAGAAAATGGAATACATTTCAAAGTTTCCAGAAGTCAGACAACAGCAGGACATACCGAGAAGGACTAAATGAATCGCGACCACGAAGAAACAATAAATAAGGTTGATATACCGTTAGCCCAAATAATCGAAAACGAACCCGACCGGAAATACGTTATTCCGCTTGACGGGAAGTTACTGATTTCTTCTGACCCTGTTTTGATAGGAAAGAATTTCAGGACGTATAAAAACCTAAGATACGGAAAAGGTCATCCTGATGGTGTTTTGGGAATGACCAAAATCAATTCTTCGGTGATGAACGCAACCTATCTTAAAACAAGGTCGGCTTTTCATTTTGTAAAATCTCAACCCGCAGAAAGTCATTTACTCGTTCAGGCGTACAGTGCCGGAACTTTGGGAGCTATCTTAGGTTCTGCTTCACAGGTTTTAGAGAACACTACTGCAATTCCTACTGCCGGTGATTTTTCAGCAACGTCGTTATGGACTGATTCAACGGGTGCTTTAATAGGTAATTTTTCGGACGCCCCCAATGGACAGGTCTGTTACTGCAACGGAGTTGATACTTGTATCTGGGGCGGTAGTGAAATGAAAGCAGGTGCGTTTATTACATCTACTGCGGCGGTCGGTGATGATGGTTCGGCTACAAATCCAAAAGACGACACCGAGAGGATGCAGAACACAAAGACAGACGGTGATAATCTTTCATACATCGGTGGCGGGTACGATACCTATACGAAACTCTTGTGTCACTTTAACGGTGCCGATGGTGACACGGCAGACCAGACAGCCGCAACCTTGCAGACCATAGCACTAGAGGGAACGGCTCAACTTGATACTGCCTATAAGTTATTTGGGACGGCCTCTCTTTTGTTAGATGGGAACTCCGATTATGGGACTGTCCCCGATAACGGTAATTGGTTTTTTGATACAGGGAATTTTACGATTGACGTGAGATACAGAGTAACGTCACTTAACCCATCTGGAACGATTTGTGGTCAACAGGTAGATGCGAATAATTATTGGGTATTATATTTAGATGCAGGGACGGTGCGCTTCAAATGCAAAGCAGGAGGCACTACCAAGGCTGACTATTCATGGACAGCTAGTTATGCAGTTAACGGTTGGAGTTATTTAGAGGTTTCCAGAAATGCAACTACGATGGTTTGTTACAGCGGAGTAACTGTCGCTCTTAAACAAGAAGCAACCGAAACAACCGCAATAGCCGCAAATTCTATTCCTGATTTGGCGACAACACTCAATGTTGGATATACGGCATTAGGCGGGTACTTTAACGGACACATAGAAGAACTAAGAATAAGCAAGGGTATTTGCAGACACAGTAGCGAACTCTATGTTGTTCCTCCTACCTCCGCTTATTTGCCTAATGCAAATTACTTCCTTATTGGTTCGCCCAGACCCCTAAAAGGAATCAAGCCTTACGTCTTATCGGGAAATTCAGTTGCCTCTACCTTAACTGGTTCTTATTGGAACGGTTCAAGTTGGGCGTCTCTTACATTAACAGATAACACCGATACGGGAGCTTCGTTAGCTCAAACGGGAACGGTGACTTTTACATCTACGGTAGGAACGGCAAAGCCAAGATACCTAGAAGGTTATTTTTTATACTGGTATCAGTTCTCGCTAGATGCCGGACAAGCAAGTTTATATAAAGTCACAATGGACGCTCCTTTTCAGTCTATCATCGACTTGTGGGACGGTGTTTATAGGGACGTTGCCGCCGCCTATAAGATGAACGCCACGGCAAGAGAGGATATTTCCAATAAAGTATTAAAGGATGATTACGATTCTTCCACAGCGGACACCTATGCAGATATTAGTTCAATGGCCGCTTACAACACTAGCTATTTGGAATTTGGATTTACAGAAAGACAGTGCGGTTTACATTTCAGGATTCCTCCGGCGTACACCAATTCAACCGCCGCAACTACCATGTCCATAGATTACTGGAACGGGACGGAATATGTAACTGTCGGAGCTGTGTCTGACGGAACTTCGGATAGTGCTGTTTCGTTTGCGAAGTCTGGAACCGTAACATGGAATAATGCAGATATTTCAGACGAAACCAAAACTCAAAAAATGGGTGCGGCTACGATATATAGCCCCCTTTCTGACCCGTCCACGACAGAATCAATTTGGGGAAACCTGACCATAGATGCTCAATTCGTTTCTACGCCCTTGTATTGGTACAGGGTAAGATTCGACAAAGCAATGGACGCAACGACAAGACTTAATTATGTTGGCGGGATAACTTCTGAAAAAACTCTTAGCGGGTATTCGTTCTCGATCCACGCCGCAGAAAGATTAATGTTGGGTTGCGATACCACAGAGTATAAAAACGCTCTTTTGATTTCGGCGCAGAATCAGGCGCAGGCTTTCAATGGTGTGGATAGTTACAGGGTTTTGTTTGGTGATGAAAAAGCTCTGACGTGCGGGACTTCTATTTTTGCACAGTACGCTTCTAATATTTACAACATGGCTCTTATTTTCAAAGCGAATGAAACGTGGTCTTTGGTGTGGCAACAGGGGACATCTGCTATGAATTGGGTAAGGTTTAAAATATCCCCTAATGTCGGTTGCCCTGCTCCTAAAACTTTAAAGACCGTTTCTGCGGCTTTTGAAAAGAACGTCAACGCAACTAAAGTTGTTGCGATTTGGAGGGGAGAGGACGGGATTTATATTTCCAATGGTCAAGCTCCGCTGAAAGTTTCGGAAGATTTAGACCCCCTGTTCGACCAAAGCAATTCGCTTCATGTCTGCACTGATATGATTCCCTATGAAACGAGTTTTGTTGACCACCATAAATTAGAATATCATTGGAAATGGGCGACTGATTTGTACGCTATTACGTTTACCAATGGAGCGCATGAAGTTGTGGCAGGTGACACGATTACCGGAAATACATCGTCTGCTACCGGCATAGTTGACCATGTTAATTTAGCAAGTGGAACGTGGGCGGGAACAGCCGCAGGGACTATTTATATGCGGTCTGTAAGTGGAACGTGGCAGAGTGCCGAGACTATCAAGGAAGGCTCGACAACGGTTGCGACAAGTTCAAGTGTAGCCACGAAAGCTACTTATACTTATAATTCCTTAGACAAGGAATATATCTTAGACCTTAAAGAATGGAAGTGGTTTGAAATTGACAGAGGAACGGGAAAGAGACTTCAATTAGGTGTAGAGGTTTCCGATACATCGGGAAACAGATACACTTATGGTTTTATAGATACGGGCTACATGGAAAGATTGGAGTATGGAACTGACTTTGACGGGAACGATATTGTTCACACCTTAGAAACAGGAGATCAATTATTAATTGAGGGTGACGTATTCGCAAAGACTTCGGTTACAAGGGCTAACTTGATTGCTCTGTCCAAGAACACCGATTCTACCGTTACCTTAACTCATACCAAAGACGGTGCTACTTCTGGAACGGATTCACACTTTCTGTTGCAGACGCTTCACACAGGTTTGTAAATTTAATTAAAGATGTTTTCTCGACTCCGGCAACGTTCCATTCATTTAAGTTGGTTGCGACAACGGATGATGAAACTAAAGGATTCCAGCCTTTATCTTTTGCGGTTTATTACAAATACGATCGTGACATGGTGGCATAATGTATCAGGGAAGTGACAGATTCAGAACATACTTAAATCAGGCTTTGTCTAATTCTGGGAGAGTACCCACTACTGACGAATTGGATAAAATCGTTCAATCAGAACTCGAAGCGGAAACGAACAGAAGATACGCCATGAAGCAACTTGCACTTCAAAAACAAGAGCAAATGGACAGAGCAAGACGGTTCAATGAAGGCATTGACCAAATGGAGTCTGACAGATTGGCTAATTCTGCAACAGGACTTTTAACGACCGGCACACAGTTGGGAACGGCATATCTTTTACATGACCCTCGATACTTAAAAAGAAAAATATTGGGATATGACGGAGGCGAAACATCAGCAACAGGATTAGAATATAGAGCCGATGGCGGGAACGTACAACGAGGAAAAGCGTATATCGTTGGAGAAGAAGGTGCAGAGATAGTAGTTCCAAAGAGTGACGGAACAGTTCTTTCTAATGGAATAGTACAAAAATTGTCTCGTTGGTTAGGTAGTGGGACGGTCAAGAAAACAGCCGACATAATTAATAAACGAAAAAAAGAATTAGAAGAAATACAATAAGTAAAGAGGTTATTATGAATCCTAGCTTATATACAAGTTTAAAACAACGCTCTGCTTTGTCAGGGGATTACCCGACTGATTCCATTATTAATCAGATCGTCCAGAGTGAACTCGAAAACGAGTATAATAATCTTCCTCAAAAACGGCAGTACGAATTACAGAAGAAAGCCGAGGAAGAACGGAATAGAGAGTTTGAACTAAACAAAGAGCAAGTGGAGAAAAACCGTTTGGGACAAGCGGCGAGTGGTTTAGGTCAGACCGCCATGCAGTTAGGAACGGCTTACGGAATGTCCGATTCCCACGCACTAAGAGACATGGCGGGAAAAGTTAGTGAATATTTTAACCCCACAACATCAAGCATGAGCGCAACGGGACTACCCCCGACCCTGAATAACGTACCTACCGGCGCAACGCCTCAATTTGTAGCTCCGACCGTTGGAGAAACAGCGGGACTCGTAAACCCCACTATTGCACCCGCGCCTACAGCTACGCAGATTATGGGCGCAACGGAGAACGGATTAGGTGCTGTACCTCAAATAGCACAAGATACTTCTTTGATTGCTCCGACCACAGAAGCGTTACAGGGCGCAAGTTCCACCTTGCCGAGTATGGGAACAGCATTACCTACATTACCTACCGTTGGTGCGGGTTTGAGTGCGGTCGGTGATGCTTCTTTAATGTCATCTGCACCTTCCGCAGTTACGGAAAGCGCAAGTGGACTTTTGCCTTTGTCTGAAACAGGAACAATGGGAGCTACGGCGGCAGAAACAGGAAGCGGTGTGGCAAGCGGTTTAGGCTCAACAATCGCTTCAACAGTTGCAAGCAAGGTTCTTCCTTATGCGGCTATAGCAAAGGTTGGAGGTCATGCCTTGGAGGCGATTACGGGTCAGGGCGAAAGTAATGTTGGAAGTCAGTTTGCTAGAACCCTTGAAAACCCACTTGAAATAAGTCATTGGGCTACCGAGTTTAACGGCGGTAAAGAATTAACTGGTTGGACAAAGACATTCAAGGATATTTTAGACCCGATTGGTTACATCACAGGCGACAAATGATTTTTGAAGAACCGACATTAACCGGCGAAGAATATAAGAAACTCGTTGAGGAAACTTTAGGAGAATACAGGCCGCACATTCAGCATAAAGTAGTCTTGTGCAAAGATGATGGAAAAATAAAGGCGTTTTTCAGTTATTACCCCTATACGCCGAACACGATGTTTTTACATTATGCGTGGTTTAATAAGGGAGTGACGATCAATAAATTAAAATGCTGGTTGGGATTTTTCGATTACGCCAAAGATAAATTCAAGTACGTTATGGGCGTTATAGATTCCAGAAACAAACAGGCCTTGATCTGGGCGTTAAAAACAGGATTTGACATAACCGGAATGAGATTAGACGTACAAAGAAATTTAATCATTGATGTTATAAGAGAACTCTAAGGAGTGAATTATGGGATTCGTCGGAGATATATTGTTGCCAGCCGCCGCAGGTGCGGGGAGAGGATTTTCGCAGGGGATTCAGGATTACGGGAATATCCAGAAAATACGCAGAGAGGAAGAAGAAGCTCCTGTTCACGCAGAGTTGAACAGACTTACTTTGAGTCAGGCACAAAGACAGGAAAAAGAGGCGGCGTTAAGGGACGCAGAACTTAACAAACTGTGGAATCCCTACGATGAACCTCTTTATAAAGCCTCTACGCCCGAAGGACAGGCTTTTATTCAGAGTGCTTTCCCAGAAGGTAAACAATACACCGTAAGAGATAAAATGAGTTTCGCACAGCAGATACCGGCGAATCAGCAAATCTTTAAACACGTCACAGATGCCGCAACAAACATCATGGCCGGTAAGAAAACAGAAGCCGTTAATAACTACAATACTATTTTAGAAAAAATCGCTTCTACGCCAACGACAGACCCGAACTACAAGACTTTGGTTGACGGCCTTACCACGGCGAAAGCGAACATGGAAAACGTAAGCGATCAGTACGATAAAGCGACCAATAATTTCAAGAAAGGTGAAAGCCAGGTTGCCATTAATCAACTCTATATTAACAACCGAGGACTCATTGATTCTTCACCCGCCTTAAAGATGATGACAGACCTGACCCGTCAGACCGGCGATGTTCAGGGAATGGAGAAGATCATTGATATTATCGCAAAGGCAAAAGACCCGCAAATAAACAACGAATTTCAGTTGTTTTTGCAATCAGAAATAAAAAGAGGAAATAAAGATTTATCAGATATTTCATCTAAATGGCAAAAGCGACAAGTTCAAGTTGCCGGAGCGAAAGCAAGTGCCACTGCTTCTGCTAGAGAAACAGTCAAGGGTTCACAAGCACCCAAATTAAAGGCAACATTCTCAAATTCAAAAGGTGAAATAATCAGAGCCTTGACAGACGGAACTTACGAGAAACAGACAGTTGGCGGTTGGGCAGAAGCAAATCCCGAAGATTTAGCCGGATTAAAAACAGTGTCCAATAAAGCACCGAGAATTGGAAAAAAGCTGACATTTAACCCCCAAACCGGAGAGATAGAGTAGTGCCCGATATTTACGTTAAAGATTACGATACGACAGTATCTTTTCCTGATAACACCAGCCCCGATGTTATGAAGGCGGCACTGTCTAAAAAGTTCCCCAAGAAAGAGGGATTTATAGATAAGGCGAAGGGAGTCGGTGAAGCAGTTTTAACTACGGGATTAGGTGCTGTAAATTGGATTCCTGGTGGTATTATAAAGGCTAGTGGTGCTGTTTCCGGTCAACTTCCCGAAGCAACCGAATTAGCCGATACGGTGCAAGAGAAACTTTCTTATCAGCCAAAAACCGAAACGGGCAAGAAGTTAGCCGGATATGTTTCTTATCCATTTGAGAAAATTTCAGAGGGTTCGCAGAAAGCCGCTGACTGGACTTATGACACAACGGGTTCACCTTTATTGGCTACGGCAGTTAGAACGGCAGGTGAATCTATCCCGTTTGTAGCCGCACCGATTGTCGGTAAAGGAATTAAGGGCATAAAAGGAAAAATTACCCCCCCTGAAATGGGAGATATTATTCCCGAAAAACAGGGAGTCCCTACTTCTTTACTCCCCGAAATAGATAGAGCGCAGAGGGTTCACCCTGATTATGTCAGAAATGCTTTCGACAAACAGGATTTATTATCCTTGCCGGAAGGGAAATTGCCTACTAATGCCGGAGAAGGATTTACGTTTTCCGAACCGAAGCCACAAACCATTTTAAGAAAAGGTCAGAACTGGACGGAGGGTCAGGTTAATCCTGATTTACAGGTAGAATATACCCCGACTATATCTAAGTCAGGAAAGCCATTTAAGACTGAAAAATCGGCAGACCTTTCAGCCACACAGAACGGCCTTAAAGGGGGAGAATTTGAGGTTATTCCAGTTCAGGATGGTTTCGGGTATAGAAAGATAAGGGATGGAAAATTTGAAGATCAGATACGCCGTGCCGCTATCAAAGCCCAGACAAGGGACGAAGCCGTTGTAGGAAATGAAGAAGGAATCGTACAGTCTAATTTAGAGCAGTATGTTGAGAAACCTATTGAACAGGTCAAAGCACCAGAAACGGTTGCGCCGAAAGTTACTCCCAAAGTAGAAACTGTAAGCGGTGAAAACACTATTCCATATACCGAAACGCTAGAGGGAAAACAAACCCTTGTAGGATTACAGGAACATTTAAGAGAGAACAGTGCGGGAGAAGGTGTTTCGGTTACAGATTACGGCGGTCTTACGGGAAGTGGCGTTCACTACACGACATACGAACCGTGGGTAGGCGAGATATGTAAAAAGTTTAATACGACAGCAAAGGAAATCGACACTGTTATTGATAAGTATCTAACGACAGGTGGCGTTAGGGAAATAACAAAAAAAGGTGAATGGAGCAAGTCTAACATGACCGATAGGCAGTGGGATATTTTTAATGCCGTAAGAAAAGTTGCCGATAAAAAAGGTCGTGAAGTAAATTCAAGAGTAGAAGAACTGTTAGACAAAGAAAATAAAAAAAATGATCTCATTGAAAAGGGATATGAGCCTAGTGAAAGCGTTGAGGCTTATAATCTCAATAAGGGTGACGAAGTAATTAAAGACGGAGAAAACTATAAGGTCATTGATGAAAACG